TTCACGATTGATTAGATAGCGTTTTAGTCTTTTAGAAAATAACACTTCCTTGTGCCTCCCTTAGTTAGATTTAAGTTTATTAAGTTGGTATATAAGTATTTTGGCTTTAGTTTCTGTAAGTTCTTCGAGGCAAGATACTTCATGCGAAATTAAAGCTTTTGTTATTCTGTCATCTGTCAAAGCGAGTTCTGTAAACAATCCTTCAATTTCTTTTAATTGTTCATCGGTAGCTTTTGGATGTTCAAATGGTTCATCAATAATTGTAGGCGTAAATAAGTCTTTTAATTCATCATTCTGCTGAAAGGCGGGACGAGGCGATTCCGCTTTTTTGTCGCCTTTTTCTTCCCATTCTTCTTCTTCAGCATATGTGCCGCCTAACAAATCTTGAAAGCATGCGCGAAGACATTGGCTTTCAGCAACTTTCTTAATCATCGTTGCTGGCTTGCCTGTTTGTGTATTCCATAAACTTCTGCCAGTTGAATATTCACTTAATTCACAGAAAACATAAATTGGACGGGATGATTTATGGCGTTTAGCCACGCAATAAGCACCAACCAGTTTGCCACGGTTACTTAATTTATATTTATGATGAACAACGCCATTAACAACTTCATATTCGTCATTTTCATAAACAGCATCGGCTTGATGAAAGTCATATTCAGGATGTGCTTGAGCCGCTTTTCTATAACCATCACGACCGATAAATACTTGAGCGGGTTGGCTTTCTTGATATTTTACAGCCCATATTTCACGGGTGAATGGATTTAATCTTGATGCTTTACCAAGCCCTACAAAAAATTGGAATTCGCTATCACTCAATTTTGGCGCAAATAGTTTTCTAATTTCTTGTAGTTGCTCTTTGTTTTCCCACATCATTAATACATCATTTACAGTTGTCATAGCATTCGTCATTTTAATTACTCCGTTTTCAGCCAAGCAGGTATTGATAAAGTTTGTATTCCATAATCAGGGAATTCGTCTTTTTGTATATATTTATCTAATTCGACCATTAGCGTATCAAATTCATTTGCGCCATATTCTAAAGCTTCGTCGTCAAGTTTATAGATGCCGATCGCATAGGGTTCTTTTTTCTCAACAACTACAAATATAAAATTCTTTAAAGGTTTGTTTAAGCTTTCTAATGCGCGTTTAATCATACCTGCTTGCAAGTAATACCCATTAGTAACTGCGCTTGATTGAAATGCTCTAAATGATGCATCGGCAGATGTTTTTAAATCGATAACAATGTCTCCAAGCCATGCGTCAGGACGAACTTTGCATTGTAAGCCAGTTAATTCATGTCGAAAAAATATGGAATTTTCGACACGATAGCCCTGTGATAGGTATTGTTTAAACATATGGTTGTTAACAGCATCAGCATAAGTTTTAGCTTTAGCGTAATGATTTGATTCAATTACACGTTTACCAACGCTAGTTAATTCAAATTCATCCATAATTCTTTTGTTATTATCTTGTATAAATTTGCGCTGTGCTTTGTAAGCTTCAAATTGTTCTTTGCCAACATCTTTTAAACGCACCTCAGTTGGTAATTTATCCAAAGCTGGTTTTAAAACAAATTTTATATCAAACAATTCTGGCTCTAAAACTAATGTATGAACTAATTCACCAATGATTAAAGCTTCGGTTTCTTCTGTTATTGGTTTATGTTTGAAATGCATTGGGGATTTTTTGAAACGCATTAAATCGCTTCGTGAGATACCTTCTGAGCTATGATATTGCTCATTAGTAATTGCATGTATACCGTTTTCAAATTTCATTTTTATGAACTCCGCTACTCGTTATTTACAGTAAAATTATATCTAAGGTATGTTTGTTCGTCAAGCTCTATTTGACGAAAGATATTAAATATAATATAGTGAGCAAAAAGGAGGTACGAGAATGACTATAGATGAAGTTTTACATCATTTCAATAGCGAATATAAAGTATGTCAATTGCTAGGTATAAGTAGGCAAAATTTTACCTATTGGAAAAAAAAGGGTTACATTACATACATGCAACAATTAGAAATTGAGAAACTATCAGGGGGTGTATTGAAGGCAAACATACAAGATTTATATGACAGGTATTCACATCATAGCGAACGAACAAAACATGGTATTCATAAAAAAAAGGAATTACTAAATGATTAAAGCGTTAAATTGGGCATTAAGACAGCATCCTGACAAAGTAACAACTAATGAAAAATTAGTGCTTATTGGTATGGCTGACATGAGCGACGAAGATATGAATGTCAGAGTGATGAAATATAAACTTGCTAGATTTGCTGGATTAGATGTGCCTGAGATTACTGAAATATTGTCTCAATTGAGCAACAAAGGCTTTATTAAAGAGTTAGAAGAAGATACAGACGGGGCTGATACATCAATCGCATATAGATTAATAGCATCTTAAAAAGGATATTTTTAATGGATATTGAACAAAGAATCAAAGAAACGCAAAAAGGTTTAGCTGAAAAACATGATTTAATTTTAGATGAAATTGAAACAAAAGAATTACTTGATGAGATGTGTTTAAAAGCAGAATTTGGATCTTCCGAACTAGAAAAAGAAATAGTGCGCATGCTCATGGCATTACATACTTTAGACGGTGATGAAGAGTGTAATCAAGTTTATTATGAAGTACAAGAGCGTTTAGACGAGCTTCGATTATCCGAAGGAATGGAGCCAATAAAAGACAAGGTATTCAACAATGCAGTAGTAAATTTACTGAATGCGGGAATTGTTGAAACAGTAAAATCATTAAATTATAAAACAAAAAGATTGCAACATGGTGTTAAAATAAACTTTAATTATAAGATGGATTTACACAAAATGACGCAGCGAACCATACAAGAATGGAAATTGAAAAAGAACAAGTCTACTGAGAATTAGTTTTTTAGATTTAGCTTTGATCAAATAAGCCTATAATTTAATTTTTACTTGGCTTAGAATAAAAAGCCTCAGGGAGATGAGGCTTAATGTTTAATAAAAATAATAAAGGATTTTATGCTTTTTTGATTTCAGGATTTTACCTTAAGGAGTATAACAAAATGCAAAAACACGATAAAGAGTTTTTTATAAATTGGTTTGAAGCACATCTTGAAAACGATAAAAATGAATTTAGGGTTTGGGTTGATAGTTTTAAAACAACCAATAATCTCGATGATTTACATAAAGTAGTTAATTACGCTAATTCAATTTGTTTTAATGCAGATTTATTAGATGTTTTGAAAGAATAGTTGTAAGAATACAGCTTCCATGCTTTCCCGACGGCAATCGGGCTTGCATCATACAACAATAAGAACAAAAGGATTTTACCAATGACTGGTCAAATTAGCAACAAAAATTTTAATCATCCCGCCTATATCAATGTTCAATACTTTGTACTTAAAGATAAGAATTTGAATTTACTAGAAAAATTAATATTTTCTGTTTTTTATTCTTTCTATTTTTCTGGAATGCCTATCAAGATGTCAGATGCTTACTTGGCTGAAATGATTTCATCGTCTGATGGTGACTATTCAGTACGACATATGAAGCGCGTTATAAATTCTTTAGAAGAAAAAGGATATATCAAACGATACAAAAACAAAAAAGGCAAAAGGCTAATACAGGTTACAAAAATTATACAAACCCCAATAGAAATAGATGATGATGAAGATAATTTGTACACAGATGCAGATGGTAAAGTTATCCACATAAATAGTACAAAAATTATACCAGAGGGACATCCTTGTCCCCATGAAGGGACATCCATGTCACCAGAGGAGGGACATTCTTGTCACCCATATAATAAAGAAGATAATAAAAAAGATAATAAAGTGTGTGATAAATCACAGCCCACACAAAAATTTGATATTAAAAAACATAACCCCTTTGGCTTAAGTGATGAGACGCTCAAAGGTTACATTGAGATGCGAAAGGCAATAAAAAAACCTTTAACTGAGCATGCTTGGAATTTATTAACTAATGAAATACAAAAAGCGGTCGATTTAGGATACACGGCTCAACAATGCATTGATGAAGCAATACTAAATACATGGCAAGGTTTCAAAGCTGAGTGGATTGAGAATAGATTTGCTGATAAAAAGCAAAATAAAGCACCTACAAGCAATTATCCAACGACAGCAGCCCAAGAGGAGCGGTACAGAAAAGAAAAACAACTACAGGCTCAGGAAGAGGCTTTAGCGTTTCGAAATATTAAAGAGGTTGTACATACACAAACAAGTTTATTAAATATAGCTAAAATGAGAGAGTCATTAAAATAAAATGATGAATCCACATCTGACGCACATAAAATCCATATTGGACGGAACAGTTAAGGATAAAAATCCGCGCTGGGAAACCGAAAAAGCTGTAAAGCTTGCTAATACAAAGTTAGCCAAAGAGCATCAAACTACAGTGCGCGAAGTCCGTGAGAACTTAATTGCAGATTGCGATGTGGAGGATATTAAGCAAGGAGAATATACAACAGAGCAACTTGCCTTCGTCATCCAAGTTTGGGCTGAATCAGGCAAGCTGTGCTGCATTAGGAAATAATTACCAGCAAATTGTTGTGCCGTATTTATCAGTGACGCAAGTAAAAGACATCGCGCTTGATGAAATTATGGCTAAAAATAATAGTGCTGTTACTTTTTTCATGATTGCTCCTTGGTTAATAAAAATTTTTTGATATACTGCGCACGCTGATGGCTATCAATAGCTCCTTGGTATATCTAAGGTTTGATTAAGCCATTCAGCACCGAAGTTATTTTTGTTGCTTAATGCGTTCGTATGAAGTTAAAAAGCGTTGGCAAAACTCTGCAAAGCCGTCTACAGCGCAAGGATTAATTTGTGTGTCTTCTGCGACAACTACATTATCAAAGTCTTCTACGGTTAACGTATAGTCGCCGTTAACATCTTTGCTGAGGTAAGGGTAGTAATCGTCACCCATAAGGTCATAAAGATTTATATCACTGGTTGATGGGGGTGTTGGCTCTTCTACTTCTTCGCATAGTCTGCGCTCGTATTGCGTGTATAAATAGTTATGCCATTGTTCTTCATCGTAATTATTCATTTTGTGCTCCGCTACTCGTTGTTAATGATTGCATTATAGCATTGCTGTTATATGTGTCAAGCTTTATTTTACTAATTTACTGGGTAGTAAGTGGTAGGTAGCTACCCAGCAGGTAGGTAGCAAATGGTGGGTACCAAAAAATATTACCAATGGATTTGACATGATACATGTTGTTTGGTAAGTTATCATCTTAACTTGCACCCGCGGAATCATTGGGTCAAAAGCGCATTTTTTAGTTTTATAAACAGATTTATTAACAGGTTTTGGGGATAAGATGCATCAGAGATGTTTACATTGCAGAGGTCAAAGATACGCAACAGGTTTAGGTGGTATGCGTAAAAAATGCCATGTTTGTAATGGTGTTGGATATGTTGACTTGTCCGATTTAGAAGAGCATGATGAAAGTTATGTTGATGAATCGGCAGACATTGATGATGAGCAAACAGAAATGGAAGAACAGGAAAGAGATGTTGAAGAAGTTTCTATGCCGCCTCAAAAAAAATCTAGAAACCGTCGTAGTGAGTAATTGAGTGACTAGAGGTCAATTTATTGCTTACAAGCGTGAACTTTGTGGTTATAAAAAAATTGAATTTAGTAAATTGCTTGGCGTGGGAGATGATACTTTACGCTCATGGGAGCGCGACAGATTTAAACCCGCAGGTATAAATTTAAGAAATCTTGTTAAATACTTAAAACTTAGTAATGATGATATAAAAACATATTTTGAGTATGAATATGTCCCGACCATCTAGTTATAATATAGAATTAGCCAAAATAATTTGCGAAAGAATCGCAACGCATACTATTGGCATTCAAGCATTATGTAAAATGTACGATGATATGCCAGACCAGCAAACAATTAAACGTTGGCGACATACTATTCCAGAGTTTTGCGCTTTGTATGACCAAGCTAAACAATTTCAAGCTCAACTATTAGTTGAAGAATGTGAAGATTTGATACCATTAGAGATTAAAACTTACTTTGATGACGCTGGGAATGAAAGATATGACCCTGTAAGTGCAACATTGCTTAAGGAAAAGGTCGCGCATAGACGCTGGATGGCCGCTAGACTCGCACCTAAAGTTTACGGCGACCGTCAAACGATTGAACAGACAGTCACAGTAAAACATGAAGATGCGTTAAAAGAGCTTGAATAATTAATCTATTTCATCAACAACATTAAGCATCTTTTTTAATTTATCATAAAAATAATCAGCATCAGCATGACTTTCTATTTCTTCTAAATGAAAGAAAGTATTTGTGTGAGTCACGCCATCGATTGTTTTAATATATACAATAGTTTTTGTGTATTCTTTTGCAAATGACGAAGATGTTTCTTCATCAACATGAAAACTTACAATATGATTAGTGTTTAAAACTATAAAACCATTATCCATATATAATTCTATAAACATTATTTTTGTAATCCTAAATCTTTAAGTTTTTGTGCAAATTCTTCAAAATTGTTTTTATTCAGCATTTGAACAGAAAATGCAGATTCAAAATCTTTTAATATAAAATCACTTAATTTTTGATTTAACTCACCAATCTCGTCTTTTGTAAAATCATTCATCATTCTTTCTCTAAATATCGAACTAAAGTCATTTGACTTCTAATAGCCTCGTAAGCATGTTTTGCGCCAATTAAATATTCAAAAGAGTCTGATACAACACCTTCTTTTAGTCTTTCGTTAATATCATTAAGTTGGCACGCGATCCAATAATCAAGTTTTTCTAAATTCATCACAAACTACCCCTAAAAAAATCCGCCCTACACACAGAGACATAAGACTCCTCACGCCCGATTTGTACTTGCGCGCCTTCATCAATTCGTTTGCCATCTGCATCTATACGGATGTTCATTGTGGCTTTTTTACTACAAGAACATGTTGTTTTAATTTCATTAATTTCATCAGCCCAAGCTAATAAATATTTACTGCCTTCAAATGGTTCGCCTTTGAAATCAGTGCGCAATCCATAGGCTTGAACTGGTATATCTGTAATATCTACGACACTTGCAAGAAATGTGACTTGTGCTTTTGTGAGAAACTGCGCTTCATCTACAAATACGCAACTTACCCCTTCAAGCAATTTGGCGTCAAATGTATCCGCATCCCAAACCATCGCATCGCTAGAAAGGCCTATACGCGATTCAATTCTACTTTTACCAACAACAGCAGGAATCAATAAAAGTGTCTTCATGCCCCGCTCTTGATAGTTATATGCTGATTGTAAAAGGGATGTCGTCTTGCCAGCATTCATCGCTGAATAGTAATAATAGAATTTCATATTTCTCCATAAACATTTAACAAATTCTCATGTGTACAATTAACAGCGCATTTTATATAACCCAGTTGTGAGCTGGGTTATTCATGTGATTGTGTTGCTTAAACAATTATCATTGCTTCCATCTACGAATTACATGACCATGCTTAGCAATTTCATCAGCTAATAAGTTGTAACTTTTCCTACCCAGGTTTGGGATTAGTTGTATAGCTCTCTTGTTGCCTGTTTTGAATGGAAAATTTACTATATCTTCGACTGTATGCAAGCCTTCGGCTAATAAACAATTCTTAGTTCTTACATTCAAATCTAAATCATCGATGTGTATGTATTTTACCTTCACAGGAAGCATTACATTAACAGCATTGAAGGCTTTAGATACTTCTTCTTTAAATTCTTGAAATTCTTTATATACATTGTGAACGCCTTCGCTGTAACTATTTATTAATCTTTGATTGTCAGAAATATATTGATCTATATTGCCTCTATCAAACTTAGATAGACCATTAACTCTAAGATGTAATTCATTAATTTTTTGAGCCATCAGCTCAATTTTTTTAAAAAAATGATGATATTGCGCATCACGCTCATCTAAAGCTTTAGCTAAATCATCGTTTATTTTTTGTTTAATGTCATTTAGCAACAGCTCATACATTTTATCTAATATCATTCATACTCTCTCAGCATATTTAATCGTTTAGCATCATGCAAAATTTCACGTATTTCTTGAACATAGCGGAAGTTTACTAATCTGCGTAACTTTTCAGTTTCTTCTTTTTTATTGTTAGCTAGATGAGACCCAATTCTATCTACATAGTCTTCAAATTCCTTGAGCAACATCAAACTAAGCTCACATTGAAAATCTAAAAGAGTTACAGCATCCCCTTTGTCAGCTGGCAAAATATCTTCAATGTATCTGCGCATTGCAGGAAGTTTATTTTCTTGAAATTGCGTTAATACAAATTCAATATTTGACGGCATTTCTAAATTTTGAGTTTTATAAAGTGAGTGTATTTGTTTCACATAATCTTGTAGTTCGTATAAATAATGATCCATTTTATATAATATTAAATTTAATTCTTTTTGCACTGGTTTATCCTTAATTTCTATATTTGCAAAACGCATGTTAAACCCTATGATGCTGAGTATATCACCAATTTTGCGAACGTCATCTATACTTTGACAGTCAAATGTGATTTGACCAATTGTATAATCTTCACTAATATCAAGTTTTATTCCCATAGCTATCCTTTATGACAAAATTATCTGAACGTGAAAAATTAATTAGACAAAAATTGAAAGATGATTTCCCTCATTTTGCCTCAAAATGCCTCAAGATTCGCACAAAAGAAGGGCAGATTCTACCGTTTACATTAAATCGGGCGCAATTATACATACATGCTAAGTTAGAAGAGCAGCGCAATTTAACAGGCAAAGTTCGTGCATTAATATTGAAAGGGCGTCAACAAGGATGCTCCACTTATGTAGGCGCAAGATATTACCATCAAGTTATACATCGGTTTGGTACACAGGCGTTTATATTGACACATGCTTTAGACGCAACTAATAACTTATATAAAATGGCACAACGATACTATGAAAATACGCCCGAATTACTTAAACCGTCCGTTACCACATCAAATGCAAAAGAACTTATTTTTGGGAAACTCGACAGCGGATACAAATTGGGTACTGCCGAAAATCAAAGTGTCGGTCGTTCGGCGACGATACAACTTTTACATGGTTCTGAAGTTGCATTTTGGAACCATGCCAGCGAACACGCCAAAGGTATCTTTCAAGCGGTTCCTAACGCAAGCAATACGGAAATTGTGCTTGAGTCTACAGCAAACGGCGTAGGCAATTTCTTTCATCAACAATGGCAAAAAGCTGAGGCTGGCGAATCAGAATACATTGCAATCTTTGTGCCGTGGTTTTGGCAAGATGAATATCAAGTAACACCTCATCACGGGTTTACATTGACCGTTGACGAAGAAGAATTAATGCGTCAATATGGCTTGACTATTAATCAAATTGCTTGGCGTAGAAACAAAATAGCAGAGTTTAGCGTCAATGGCACTGATGGCATTAAGTCATTTATGCAAGAATACCCTTGCAACAGTGCTGAAGCATTTCAGTTGACTGGTGAAGATAGTTATGTCGCTAATGAACTTGTGTTGCGTGCTCGCAAAACAATCCAGGTGGACGATTACGGGCATCTTGTTATCGGTGTTGACCCTGCTCGGTTTGGGGCTGATAGATCAGCAATTATCAGGCGGAAGGGAAGAAAGGCTTTTGGTCTTGAGACTTATGTCAAAAAAGACACAATGGAAATTGTCGGAATCGTTAACAACATCATTGTTAGAGAACAACCTGCCAAAGTTTTTATAGACATTGGAGGCCTTGGTGCGGGAATTGTAGATAGGCTTAAGGAGCTAGGGCATGGAAATGTCATCGTCGGCATCAATGCTGGCTCAACACCGCTTGATGGTCGCAAATACAGTAATAAGCGGTCTGAAATGTGGGGCGAACTTAAATCCTGGCTTGAAGATGAGCCTTGTCAAATACCTGACGTTGATGAACTCCATTCTGACATTTGCGGAACACGTTACCGAATTGATAGCAATTCCAGATTAGTCATGGAAAAGAAAGAAGAAATGAAAAAACGTGGTATACGTTCTAGTGACACAGCCGATGCGTTATGTTTGACATTTGCTTTACCCATAACACAAATTGCAAATAGTAGCAAAACAAGTCAAACTGCTGGTAAGATAATGGGTAAACAACGTACTTTACTTTCAGCAAAGGGACAGCTATATGGTAACAGTGGCTAAAAGTGCTTCTGACAAGCTTGCACGCATTAAAGAAGATGTTTCTACGTCTTATAAATATTTTCAAGACAACTTTAAACGCTTTCATGAGTTTCGAAAATATATTTTTAAAGAATCTATAACTGAACAACAAAAAGCCGCCATGATGCAATTGCATCGCCCTGTGCTTGAGTTTAATATTTTAGAAGCTTACATATCACGCCTTCTCGGTGAATTCGCACAACAAGAGCCAAGTATCTGTGTGACTCCTGCTGAAGGCGTCCCTATACCTTATGAGGTTTTAAATCTTGTAGAAGGCCACATTCGCCATATACTTCATCAAGCAGATAAAGACTCATTTAGTTATGAGATTTACAAAGACTTGTTATCTGGCGGCTATTCAGTAGCCAAGGTCTGGACTGACTATTCAAGCCCTATGAGCTTTAATCAGCAAATCTATCTTAGTCGAGTATTTGACCCTACTTTATGCGGATTTGACCCAGCTGCGCGTGCGTCACATAAAGGTGATGGCCAATACTGCTTTGAAGTTTTCCCTATGGATGTAAAAGACTTCGAGCGCGATTACCCTGATGTAGAACTCAAAGGAATTAACTACGAAAGAGACTTTGAGGGATTCAATTGGTCGTATAAAGATGCGATGGGCAAAAAACTTATTCTTGTTGTTGATTACTTTGAAAAGAAAAAGAAACGCACTCGTATTGTAAGACTTGCGGATGGCCGAGTTATGACTGCAAAAGATTATGAACGCATGCAAGCCTACTGGCAAGAAATGAGTTTTATTGAGCAGCTTCCCATTATTGTTGGTAAGCCACGTTGGACAGAATTAGAAACTGTTTGTCGTTACCGTTTGATTGAAAACCAAGTTCTTGAGTATGAAGAAACTGATTACACCTATTTGCCTTATGTTTTTGTTGATGGTAATTCAATCAATTTGACCCAAGGTACGTCAAATACAACTTATCAGATGACTCGACCATATGTATACCATGCAAAAGGCATTCAAGACCTTAAAAACTTTGCAGGTATTAGCTTAGCAAACTACTTAGAAAACCAAATACAATCTAAGTTTATTGTGATGAAAGAAGCCATACCGCAAGAAGACGATTACATTGAGGCACTAACTGACATTCAAAAAGCCAATACAATCGTGGTTAATGCTTTCTATGAAAATGATCCCAACAAACAAATTCCGATGCCAATTAGGGAAGTGGTTAACCAAGGCGCACCGCCTGAAATTATGGGCGCATTCCAGGTTACTGACCCAACCACACAAACTATTTTGGGTTCTTACGCTTCTAATCTCGGTCGAGACGACACAAGATTGTCTGGAAAAGCTGTTATTGAAACAGCATCTCAAGGAAACTCTGCCGCAATGCCTTATATTGTCGGTTACTTACAGGGTTTAACACAAATCGGGAATATTATTGTTGACTTAATGCCTAAATATTTAGTTGGTAAACGTACAATTCCTGTAATTGACAGTAACGGTGAGCAGTCTTATCAAGAAATTAACGTAGAAGGCAAACCAATACTTGATTACAAAGATAGGGCCATAAAGGTTAACGTCGATGCTGGCGTAAACTTTCAAGTGCAAAAGAACAAAGCATTAGAACAAATAGTGGCATTAATGCAAGCAAGTCCTCAATTCGGGCAGTTTATGAATAGTCCGCAAGGCCTAAAAATCCTTGTATCTAACTTAACTGTGTATGGGGCAGATAGATTACAAGAATCAATTGAGCCATATTTGCAAGAGCAGCAAATGCAACAACAACAGGCAATGGAAATGCAGCAGCAAGCGATGATGCAAAATCCACAAATGATTCGTGCGCAAGCTGAAATGATTAAAGCGCAATCTGATGTGCAGCAAACACAAATTGAAAACCAATTTGAATTAGCAAGATTAGCAACTGAAAAAGAGTTGGCTGATGCAAAAATACTTGAAGCTGAAGCAAAAGTATCGCAAGCTCAAATTGACAGTGCTGTTCGTCTCGAAGAGTCGCAGACCAGCCTTGAGGTACATGCGCTAGAATCAGCCGCTAAACTAGCTGAAGTGCAACAACGCGCACAGGCTCATCATATGGACATGCGTAAAGGAATGAAAGAACTAGTTGGAGAGCAAGGTGCAAAGTCTTCTGAATAAAATATTACAAGGCATTTATGGTTATGGGGTAAATCCAACCGTTTTTGAAAGAGGCTTTCCTGGAATGGTTAAACCTGGAAATATTGATATTTATAACCGTCCTTTAGTAGAAAACCCAAAAGGCGGCACAAGCACCGTTTATTCTATGGGCGTTAATTTAGATGGTATTGAATATTTAATACCTAGAATAACTGATGACGGCAGAATATTATCGGAAAAAGAGGCTGTAGAGCATTTTAAAAAAACTGGAAAGCATTTTGGGATATTCGAAAGCCCAGAAGCATCAACGCAACACGCCAAGTACTTACACAATCAACAAAAATCTTTTTATAACCTATAAGGACATAAAATGAAAAAATATAGAATTACAGAGCACCACATCACCCAACAAGGCGGTATTGAGAAGTTAAAACGTGACGGATACACTAGAAGTGAAATTATGCAAACCATGTATAAGGTTACAGATGGTGCAAGCAAAGACCAACGCACTAAAATTGTTTCTGAACTCTTTAGGAAAGAGTGATGAAGACTTTGCTCAAAGACGAAAGCGGCTCTGATGTTGTATTACCACGCGTGACAGATGTACAGCCTGTTGCTAATTGGTGGATATGGAAACCAAATGGCATGTTTGAACGAGCAATTGCGCTTGTGATATTCGATTATTTTGAGCCAGAAATGGAAGTTATTGAACAATCAACTGCATTGGTTGGTGTGTCAGATTTGGGTCTTGCATCAATGGTTGAAATTTTAAGCGAAGAGCGTAATTATATATATTCTGAAACTTATCCTGGAAGCTAATCATGAAAAAGAAAGCACCCGCAAAATCAGCAAAACACATGGATGTAGCACAAGACAAAAAACTTATTTCTAAGATGATTAAAAAATCTGAAAAGAAAGATGTTAAAGAAGACAAAGCTATGATGAAAAAAATG